ATAGTGACTTAGAAATTCGTGCTTATGATGAACATTGGAATTATGCTGGGGGTGGCGGTGTATATGTAGGTAGAGACATAAAAATAGGGGCTGGTATACAGACTGTTCCAGGTAAATTAACACTTACATCTGGTGGTGCGACTGGACTTGTGCTAGAACAAGATGGTACATCATCTAATCTAGATGCTACATTAACTGGTAATTTAACTGTAACTGGAACTTTGACGGGCGCAACTAATAAGAAAGTAGACTATGGAAGGTATACTGGAACTGCTACAACCGTTTCATACCAAGATATTGTTACTGATGTAGATAATATTATGGAAATACATATATGGGCAGCACCTGCCTCTAATGCCTTTGATACGGATGACAGCGGAGTAAGGGATGACACTGGAGCTTATTATGTTACGATGAGGTCTTTAACTATTGATGATGGTGACGATGATGCATGGACAATTATGATGCCATATTTGAATAAGTATTATGGGGGGCGTATAAGATTTGGTGTCGCTGGTTCTGCTTATCTTGGATACCCAAATAGGTTTAGAGTTTATAGTACTGCGGCTGGATATTATACTAGTAGTACACAGGATTTGCAAGAAAATGGAAAATATTTTTATTGGGTAGCAATAGGAGAGTAAAATGCCAAATTCAGAATTTGTTATTTTCTATACGCCTACACTAGATAATGAGATTAGCTCCTTTAATTCACATTCGTCTACTTCAGAGGAAACGGTTGATAAACTGGGGTCGATTAATCTTTCTACAGTAATGGCAGCAGCGGGGCATGTTAAAGTAGTATTAACTGATGTTGGACTACAAGAAAAAATATATTCCTTAGGAAGAAATTCCAAAGTAGTCTTGACTGATGATGTGGTTACAGATATAGTAGCGCATACCAACTCTATTCAACCAGCATCCGATACTGTAGAAAGTTGGGAAGACCAAATAAATGTGTTAAAAGCTAGAATAGAAATATTAGAAGCAGGATGATTATTGATATAATCCAGTATAGACAAGAGAATCCTATGCTGACTTTACAGGCCATAGGAAATAATTTTAATGTTTCTCGTGAGTACATCTATAAGGTTTTAAAAGATAATAATATTCCTACTAAGGGTGTACGAAGGAAAAAGTCTCGTTCTTGTAAAGGTTGTGAAACTCTCCACTATAAACGAAACCAATTTTGTTCTCCTGAATGTCGTTTCACTTATACTCATATAGAAGTACATTGTGCTTTTTGCCACGTTCCTTTCTACCGTACCCGTCAAATTATTGACAAGAACATGCGTAGGGGGTACAATAGAATTTACTGTAGCAGGTCATGTCTTGCTAGAGGCAGGAAGGATGGCTTATGAGTATAGAAATAAATGATACCTTAATTAAACAATGGGAACCCAAAATTAAAAAATTATTAGCTCATACATATATTTATGGTTGGGATAGAGAAGACTTAGAACAAGAACTTCGAATAGCGATTGTAAAAGCAGCTAAAGGATTTAATGCTGATAGAGGAGTAATTTTTCATACTTATTTACATACAGCAATGGTTAATATTCTTAGAACTTTAATTTCTAAAGCCCAAAAAAGAATCGTTACTGAAAGTTTAGATATTATAAATCCTGAAACACAAATGGTTTCTACAAAGATTCTAAATGTTTTAATAGACCCCACAAATATAGAAGAGAAAATAGAATTACAATCCACGTTAAATGATGCTAACCTTACTCCACAGGAGAATACTTTTATTAAGTTGCGGTTGGAGGGATTAACTATGGACGAAATATCTAAGAAATTAAATGATTCTGCCTATAAAATTAGACAGTCATTACAAACTAAAATGAAAGATTTATTGTATGAAGAAACAACAACGTAGGCGTAAAGGACGACTTATTCAGAGACAGAAACGCTTGACAGACAATAGTAAGTCGTATAGAGTAGTAGGTATAGTTGATGGCGGTGAAGATTTGAAAGCGTATGGAGTATATCCAACATTGGCATTAGCTCAGCAAGTGGCTCTAGCGAAACGATATGAAGAAAGTCGTATGACATGTTTTGTATATACGGATGATAATAGAGTAGTATTTTCAACTGAGGGTAAAGAATAGTGGAGAGCTTTGATTTTATAGAATCGGGAATAGTATTTGGTTTAGATACAGCAAAAGCATTGAAGGAGTTTAGACATCCCCCTAATAACTTCGCATCGCATGGAGACGCATATAAATTCCTAGTTAAATTTTTTGATGACTACGGAGAGATACCGTCAGCAGATATTTTACAGGAAAATTTTCCTACGTTAGATTTGTCTGCCCAAACTATAAATCTTGATTATGCTGTAGATGCATTTAAGAATCAAGTTTTGTATAGGAAAATAGTAAATGTATTCCAGACACAAAAAAGTTTATTACAAGAAGACCCCAAGACAGCATTCTCTAAAATTACATCTGGTTTAAATGATATAGGAATTGCTTATGATGAAGATGTAGTATCTTATGGGGAGGGTTCTAATTCTAGGCTAGAGGAATGGAAAGCACGATATAAGGCCCGAAGCGTGGGCAACAAAATGTTGGGTATTCCCACACCTTTGCATACCATTAATAACACTGGAGTTGGTTGGTTGCCTGGGGAAATGATTTCTATGTTCGCCAGACCTACAATAGGTAAAACATGGTTTTGTATATATACAGCAGCAACTGCCGTTATGAGCGGTAAGAAAACTTTATTTATTTCTACTGAAATGCCTATTTCTGCAATAACATTAAGAGCCGATGTAATATTTGCTCAGATGTTAGGATATGAGATTTCGCATAGAGCATTACGAAGTGGCGATTCAATTGATGAAGAGGAGTATTCTAAATTTCTAGATGATATTAATGAACATCAACTTTTTATATGTGACAGAATTTCAGGCCAAACTAGTATTACTATAGAAAGTATTGCAGCGTTGGTTCGAAAACATTCACCTGAGTTTGTTGTTCTCGATGGAGCATATCTAGTAAATAGTGGTACAGGAAGAAAGGCGGCATGGGAAGAATCCCATGCTTTGTTCTATGGATTGAAGAATCTCTGTACTGCAATGAATATTAGTATGTTTGTTTCTACGCAGGCTAATAAGGATGCTGCTGATATATTTCGTCCACCACAAGCTGACCAAGTAGCTTTTGGAGATGCTTTACTAAGGGCTTCTGATGTAGTATTATCTATGTGTCTAGTTGAAGATGATTCAGAAAGGAGGTTAATTCAATATCAAAAATATCGGGATGCTGAATCTTTTGCGGACACTTCATTATTACATTGGAATCCAAACGTAGGAAAGATATACGAAGTAAATCCAGATTTTTAAGGAGAAACATATGTTTGAATTTTTAGTAGATATATCTAAAGTCAAGGTTAGTAAAAAGAAACTTTGTAAGGGTTGCAAAACTAGAATAGATATTTCTGTAGATGATATACAACACAAGAAAGTAGTATGTATTTCTTGTGGATATACAAACCTAATTGTATTTTTCCTCAAGAAGGGAACTCACCACAGGTTCTAAAGGATTTTCTACAAATGGAAAACGATTGGGCAAGCATACTTGCAGATGTAGGTATAGATGTTCCCATCTCAAACGCGCAATTTAATATTGCCTGTCCCTTTCATGTCGATAATCAACCATCGTTATCTATAAATATTGATAAAGGTGTTTGGATTTGTCATGTGGGTTGTGGAGAAGGCAGTCTAAAATTATTTTTAAAAGATTATTTAAAGTTTTCGTGGGATGAAGTAACGCAGTATTTACAAAAGCGGTACGCCACGTTTGATATTAATTTATTTGATATAGGAATTGAAGATGAGGAAGTAGAAGTAGAAGATTTAGTTTTTCCCTTTGAAATAGGTCTTGTACCCCCATGGATATTTGATAGGGGTTTTTCTAAAAGTACTTTACGTAAATGGGAATGTGCGATAGATACTGAAGGAAGCTTAGTAATACCCGTTAAAAATAAGCGGGGGCTATTAACCGGATGGATACTTAGGAGGCTCTACCTTACACCCAAATATTTATATTCGAAAGGCTTTAAAAAATCTCATAGTCTTTTTGGTATACATCTTTTAAAACCGTCAGAATTTATTTGTTTAACTGAAGGTAGTTTAGATACTATGTGGTTAGACCAGTTAGGTTATGCATCAGTTGCATTACTAGGGGCGCACATGTCAAAAATTCAGGAGGACTTATTAATAGGTTTACCTACAAAAGAATTAGTTCTATGTTTGGATAATGATGAGGCTGGCTTAAAAGCTTCAGAAAGTATATTGACACGGTTATCTGATAGATGTATAGTTAGTGTAACTCAAGTACCGAAAGGATATAAAGATGTACAAGATATAAAAGATAGTAGTGTTATAGCAGATATTATAGAGCAAAGAAAATTATGGTAAGGAGGTTCTAATGAGTGGAATAAGTAGAATTCAGGCTAAGCGAGATGGTGAGAGGTCACCCTCTTCTAATGCACCTCAGAGACGAGAGTTGTGGTTCAAAGATGGAGACCAAGCATTCATATCATCTGTCGCAACTGGAGAAGATGGAGATACTATGTTTGATGAGGTATGGTTATACACCTTTAAAGATGGTCAACGATGGACTACCTTATTGGCAGATAATGATGTAGACACTAGTAGAGTCCCTGATGGCTATAGGCCGTCTCATAAATTCGCGTTTTGGGCTTATGTTTATGAGGTGATTCATGCAGAAAAACGGTCAGATGATTGGCAGGAAATTACTGGTGCCGGTGGGAAGAAGGCTTTTAAGGAAGAAGTAAATGATTACAGAATTGTTTCTCTTTCCTTTGGTAGGTCAGATTATATTTGGAATCAGGTACTAGATGTATTCAATGATTGGGGAC